ATTTCCACCAATAGAAGGAACGCTCCAACGAAGAACAGCTTGATCTTTGCCTACCGCTTCAATGGTGACATTTTCTGGGTCAGGCGGCAGTGTCTGGCTCGTTAAGCCATCAACACCTGTACTAATATCAGGCGAACCAATCGCAACAGTTAGCGTTGCAAACACCGATTCTTTGTTGTTTGGTGCCGGACCAACTGATTTAACTTGGCCAAAGAAAGTTGCACCAACAGGCAAACCATCGATATTGATATACGTGTTTGTTGTCTCTGCTTCAATATCGTTCCCACTCCCTACCCTGTAGCGAACCTTGAATTTGACCGCAGTGGCCTCAAGCCCTCTGCTCCAAGAGAACGTGGTTCTATTAACTGTATTGTCGTTTTGACTAATCTCTGCAAAAGTAACCTGCAAATCTGTTGGCGCGTTTGGCTTTTCATCAAAAATTGAAATATCGGCAAAATCAAGCTGCGAGTCTTTCCCTTCAACAACGCTGTAAACGTTATCTACATGCTGCACTCCAGTAATTACATAAACGCCGCCCTCTCCTTCGCCTACAGAAAGGCACCGGAACTTCTGGTTTTCAACGCTGTTGTTTGAGATTGTGTAAACCGCATCATCTGCTGGAATCTGGGAGAAAGGGCTAGAAACATTGATCCGAGTTCCAGCAACACTGCTAATCGGTTTTGCCTCAACCGTTCCATCGGGCAACACAACCGTCAAAACGTTGTTGCTGCCAGAAGGCAACGTGATCGCTTGATCGCCTATGACAAAATCAAACTCCGCTCCAGCAACACGCCCAGCCAACCGAGCACCTTGACGCATTGCGTCCGACACCGCAAAAATCTGACCAGGCAATACGGCAAGACCTTCTAGCCCAACGGAAAACGACACGATGTTGCCGTCAACTTCTTCTGACGTAAGAATCCATCGCCCCATCCGCTGAGCTTGGTATTTAGATGTGCAGCCAAACGCCACAACATCACGCTCTTGAAAGCCGTATTTATCAATTAAGGCCCTGTTCTCAATAATTACATGGTCTGGCTTATAAAAATTGTCTGGATCGTTGTACCTAACAGTAATTCGCGTGCTGCGTGTCTTAAGAGATGATCCGCTGTACTCAAAGCCTCCACCAACGACACTTGAATTATTGAAAACATGAACAGGATCAAGAACACTGCCATCTAAGTTCCCGTGATCTGCTGCAACCTGTACGGTGTCAGACTTCCAATAGATCATCCCGCGAAATACGCTGGCTAGATCTTGCAAGACGTTATAAGCGTCAGCACGCGACCCAATTACAGTGTTGATCGCAAACCTAGGCTCTGTACCTGCCGCAGGATTTGAAAAGTCTTTATTGATAAGCTCATTAGCGTATTTAGACAGCTCAATTAAATCAATCCAACTTACATTTGCAGCGTCAATAAAATCACCCGCTCCATAACGAGCGTTGGTAAGCATGTCGTAAAAACAACAGATAGGGCATGTTGTCCAATGCAATCCATCCTTTAATTGGCCATCAAAAGGAATGGTATTGTTGTACTCCAAACTTCCGTCAGCCCGAGGCGTGGCATTGCTAGGAATTTTAACTTTTAACCCACGTACTTGATACGCCCGCTTAGGCAATGTGTTAAAAAGCTCTGAGTCAATACTTGAAGCAATACAAGCTGTATTTGCGTAATTAATTTTTACGTTTTTTCTTGCAATAATAGAAGACCAAATAAGCGTGTCTGCACGACTACTCGCAAGCGGTGTTTTCTTGGAAATGTCTTCAAAGTCATCAAACTGCACTTCAAAGGCATCTTCCCGATTTTTAAATCGTTTTTTTCTTACTCTAATGTTGTAGGGGCCGTCCCCGTTTAACTTTATTGGTTGCGTTTGTATCTGGTAATTAGAAGTAGATATTCCTTTAATAATGTTGCCATCAATAACTCCATCGGTAGTCAAAAGGTCGACTGGTACATACGGCCCACCCTGTGCTTGAATTGCAACTTCAAATTTTATTTGTGCAAAAAACAGCTGTCCCTTTGCCAGACCCTCCATCCCTTGGCAATAAAGCTTAGGAATAGTAAAAATTAACTGAATATCGTCTACGAACGAATCTGTAATTGTGCGAACAACTGTACCTTGGCCATAATCTCGGTCTGTTACTTTGCTTTGTGCGTTAACTGTTTCGCTGTAATTTGCTCCAACCTGGACGCCAACATCAATTAACGTCGTAACATTATCCTTAAATGCGGTTTGATCGCTAAACGGAGGCTGCTTAGGCATTCCGTTTTTAAATTCAAAATCGTACGTTCCAGCTCCCTTACCCGGCGCCTCCGTCTCGTCCAAAAAGATGCTGTTTCGGTTTTTTGTTAATCCCTCAATTGGACCTTCGCCTATGATGTCGACGACATGAAGATTAGTTTTAGAGTTGAGAGCCATTTCTAAATCAAGTCGTAGCCGTAGCCAATAATAGTCAACTTCGTTCTGTTTACTGTCTCTGCATCGACAATCTCAACCCTTAAGCGAAGTTCATCGGTCTTGCCCGCTCTTGGCACTTCAAAGCGATGGCCGTAAACCAAAGTTTCGTTGGAGTGAAAAAGTCCTTGAACTGTAACGCCTGCGCTTGCCCCCGTAAAATTTGGCTCTCCAGGTCGCTCAAGCACAAGCTTGACTTCATAACTTATAAACCCAGGGATTTCGGTAGAGCCTGCTCCTGAAATCCTATCAAACAACCCCCCTTCAATCTTAAAAATTACGTCAATCTTTTTGCGCTTGTTTTCGCCTTTTTTGTATATTAAATCGTCATTTGAAATAGAACGCCCTTCCTCAAGAGTTTTTTCTAAACCTGGGCCAAACCCTTGATTAATACTAATTCTCCTGTGAAGGTCAGTTGTCCTGATTTTGTATTCAGGTTTTAACCTTTTTGTGTCCAACCCAGCCGCAGAATTAAACACCCTCTTAAGACGCTCACCATTAATTGTTGTTCTGCTTACATCTGGCGCGACAATCGTTTTTGCTAAACGATCTGAATCGTCAGTTACTTGAAGATCGACAGCTATAAGATGACCGCCAGTAATTACTTCCCCATAAATCACAGGAACAGTTGCGCCCGTTCCAACAGTGTTTGCAGGGCCTGAAAACCCATAAGACTGTTGACCATCTGCACCACGAGTTACGCCTTGCGCTCCAGTGCCCCTAACGTTTGTACCGTTGTCGAACCGGTTATTGCCAAGTTTTGGCAGCTCTGGCTGCGGCGAAATTAAGTTTGCTACACCACTAAGAATCATGCTTGCGCCAATAGAACCGATAGCGATTGAAGCGGCTGAGCCAAGCACGAATCCTCCTGCCGCAAGGCTGCCGCCAGCCCCTATCGCTCCAGTAAGTCCAGCTCCTAACCCAAGAAATCCTGCACCCGCTCCTGCAGTAACAATAGAAAAAGCAACTAAACCAACGCCAAGCAAAATGTTTCTAGTCGATCCACCACTGCCGCTAATCACCGGCACAAGCATCATCGGCTTGCTGCCAAACGGCAAATGCAATTCGTCATATCCCATCGCCGCACCAGACTGAATCAGCTTGTAGCCAATCCCGTTTTCGTGCGCTGTTACCAGATCTTTCTGCAGCTGCGGATAGTTGACGCACAGCAGCTTGATGGCATCCGCTGGTGTCCTTAGGTTGTAATACTCGTGCTGTGTGCCGTATTTTTCGCCCAGCTCACCGGCTAACATCACCAGTTGCATAGCGATAGACGGCGGCAACGCTCTGCCTATAGTACCGCCCGAATGGTTCCACCGCACTGATGCTATCCATGCGCTGGTGCAAGATCCGATCACCAGCCAAATAAATTGCTGCGTGCATTGGCGTCCTAGTGCCTAACCGCATAATCAATACATCGCCCTCTTCTCGATCGTCAAAATCTACAAGCACAAAACCAAGCGTCTTGGCATAACGAAAAAAAATGCTATCGGTAGACTCTAAATTCTTTGGTCTTTCAAAGTCAGGGAAGTCAATGCCACGCAACGCGTAATAATCACGCAACAAGCTATAGCAATCCTGCGTTCCATACACAAACTCCCTGCCGATCAAGGGTAAATAGTTGACCATAAATTGTCTGGCACAGAATAAACGTACCAAGGCAGCTTACTTTGCTTACATGCCTTGCGATCACACTCGCTTGGTGGCGTACCTTCTGGGTGAGAATGCACAATTGCTTCAATCGTCCCAGCAAACATGGCCCTTGCGTAATCGTGCGGGTCAAGCACAAAATGCTGTTGTGGAGCGTCAGCAATGTTCTTGCACGGCCAATACGCCCCATCAACAACTAGGCCAACAGCTTCACGCGGCATTTCAGCCTGTGCGTGTTTTATTGCATCAAGCCTGAAGTCTTGCTCCAACAAAGCCTCCAAACGGAATCGCCTCAGCACCGTCACCTTTATTGTCTGGGAACCTTGCCCTACAACTGCTCAGACGTTTACCACAAACGTCATTTGCTTCCAACGCCGTTGACTGATCATCTATATCAAAGAAATTAGATCCGTTGTAGCCGCACTCTGTGCCTTTGTACTTCCAAGGGCAAAACTCATTAACAGTCCGCCTAGGCAATTGCAGGTTTATCAAATCAAGCCTTGCCGTCAGCTCGAACTCAACAAACTGCAAGTTCTCTGATGCAACCCGATCGATGTACCACGTCTCAACAGACTTTGCGTCTGGGTCGGCGGTGTCGTTGCCGCTTACACCAATAATAAAATTGGCATTTTGCTGAGTCACAAGCAAATCGTCGCCTTCTGTCAAAATTAATTGCGGGCCAAAATTAACAGGGTCTAAAAACTTTTTAAATGTGCGGATACGTCTAACTTCTGCTTTTAACGGATTTACTGTAAGAAGAAGTGAGCTTATAGCATTATTGACGTTTGCTACTTTTAAACTTGGCCTTGGCAAAGTGCCTTTGGCTGAAAATGCAAAACCATCAACCTCAACAGGAGCTGCAGGGTAAGTTTTCCCATCAAACACAACATTCTCAACTAAATTATTTGTTCCGGCGTGATAGTACAGAACACTATCTGATCCGTTAACCGCTGATGTTAAATGAACTTCAAACAGATCAATAACAGCAGTCGGCGCTAGCTTTTGAAGCTGATCGGAAAGAGGCTCAAACGCTTCCCACGTAACTTCGTTGTCGACAACAGTATGAGTAATCTGTCGCGGAAAGACTGGTTCGCTTTCGTCCGACGTACCAGCAACAATGCACTTAAACGCAAGAGTTAAACCTTGTGACGCTGACGCCCGAACAACATCACCAACAAGATAACTTTTATTGGCCTCCCAGGCATGGTCAGAGATTGGGTAGCTCATTACGCCTCAAACACTTGGACAAAAGTAGCCGTTATGTTAAAAAGATTTGAATATGGCATTGTCTTAGTCCAGTTTGCACAAACCCATTTGTAAGTAGTTGCCTCATCTGGCGGCGACCAATTAAATGACTCAACGCCTGCTCTGGCTTCCAAAAAGTCTTCAATCGTATTGGCGTCAGCTGTTGTTCTATTTCGCCAAGTCAAATTCCATGTTTTGGGATCTTGGTTAATCCCAAAGGCAGCACGTTGCGAATATCCCGAACCAAATTGAATTGAACGCACTTTTGGTTGCGCCGTTTTTGAAGCCCCATAGTCAGGAGCAATATCAGGGAAAGTAGCCATTAGCTCAATAATCCTCCAGGACGTTTTTGCTTGATTAGCTCAGCCTGCACAGCTGCGCCAATTGCAGAGCCAAGGGCCTTGGCATTTGGCTGGTCGCCTTGCACGTTAGATCCAGCGGCGTCAACGTTAACCACTACGTTACCAACGCCACCAGAGGCTTCAACACCAAGCTTGCCATTTGCTCCACGACGCAAAGGCATGATCGCCTCAGGGCCAGCCTCGCCCATCAATCCCATGCCATTAGCCATTGGGAAAATGGTTGGCTTGCCTACAACGCCGCCGGAAGCAAAGGGAACAATTTTGTTGTTGGCATATACATTGCCATTGGCCGAAGGAAAGATTGAATCAAACAAAGAGCTTGTCCCGGCCCGCAAAAACAAAGACGCTAGTTGCCTTAATACGCCAGACAAAGATTCGTTTAATGATTTTGTGCCATCAATTAAGCCTTCAACTGCCGAAATGACGTTGTTTTCAATAGTATTGCCGATTTCCCTGTAAAGGTCATTTAAAGTATTTGCCTGTTCTTCTGCCTTTTTATTTGCATCATCCTGAGCTTCCTGCAATTTGCGTACATTTTCTCTTGCCTCTACCAGCTGAAAAGCTTCAGAAAAAGGAACGCCTTTTTGCACTAATTCGTTGATTGTTTGCACGATATTTGCAAAGTCTTCACCCTTTTCAAGCCTTAGCTCAGCAAATTTTATTTCATTCCGAATGTCAGCAACAGCTTGTTTTGCGCCATTTTCACGCGCAATCTGAAACTTAAGTACGCTCTCGGTAAATTTTTGATACGCGTCGTCTGCCTTTTCTGCTTCAGTCTTGCCTGACGTTCTTTCTTGCAATCGCTCTAAATCGCCTCTGCCAGTCTTTCTGGTGTAACCCTCCGGGGCAGTTGCTGTGCCTGTAAGAATGTTGCCTAGCTCAGCAAAATCTTTCTTAGCCTGATCAACAAATCCAGTAAAACGATTTCTAGCAAGATCTATTGCGCCAGAAAAATCACCCTGTAGCACTTTGCCAACTATTTCTATGCCTGATGTAATGTTTTTAATAAGCACATCAACCAACTTAATAGTCGCAAAAATAACGCCAGCAACAACTCTGATGCTGGCAGCGATGACGGTAAACAAAGGCTCTAAATTTGTACCCTCATCAAACAAAGTGGCGAAAGACTGCGTAATCTGAGTAAGAGCAGGCAACAACGCGTCAAGAAGTTGCAGCCCAAATTTATTGAATACCCTGCTGAGTTTTGTTACTTCGTCGTTATAAAAAGCTGCGTTTTGGGCAAATTCTCCGCTCAAGCCAAAATTAAATTCTTCTAGCGCCGCACTGCCCCCGTTCAACATCGTAATCATGTCGACGCCAGACTTGCCAAATAGATCCAAGGCAGCTGCAGCTTTTTCAGGCCCGTCAGGCAAATCAGCGAACCGGTCTGCGATCTCACCTAACAGCTGATCTGTTGGCTTTAAATCGCCGTTCACCTTTTTTACGTCGATGCCAAGCTTGGCATAAGTGTCGGCATAGGTTTTGACCCCATCTGCTGCCTCAACCTGTGTCCTAGCAAGAGTCTTTAAGCCAACTTCAAGCTGTTTCTGGGATACGTCAGCGAGCTTGCCCGCTTCAACGTATGCCATAAGTTTTTCTGCTGCGATCCCTGTCCTAACCTCAAGCTTTTGAAACGAATCAGCCGTATCAATTGCTCCTTTTAAAACGGATGCAAACCCGCCAATAGCCGCTGCCGCAAATAACGCCTTGAACGCACCGCCTAAACGGCCAACACTGTTACGCAAGTTTTTAACCTTGCCTTGCACGCCTTGCATTGAATTGCCAAGGCGTTTGATGTCGTTCTCGCCTGAAACAGAAGCTTTTAAGCGAAGCAGGGCATCCATAAGTGTTTCAGCCTTGGCTTCTAAAGGTTTTTAGAACTATCGCTTCGATGACTTGAATTTGTTCAAGCACAGCACGATGATCCTTTACTTCAAACAGTTTAAGCATCCAAGCCACGACTGTATAGTCGAGCCCAACAAGACCAGCCATAGAAACTCGCCATTGAGTCTGGCAACGTGAAAACACGCTGATAGCGTCCCAATTCTCTTCCCACACCTCAAACTCAGCAACTTTCTGGGCCTTGCGCATAGCGTTGATTTCTCCAGGGTCCATGCCTTGGTCCATCAACTCTTTAGCGCTTTGCTCGAAAGCACCGGCACTTTCGCACCAATGCTCAGCGGCCCCTTCTAGTTTTTTGATTGAGCCCCTTGAAAAAAGTCAGCGTAAGCATTGATGACAGCCCTTAAAACAAAAGGGTCATCAAACAATTCTGCAGCTGTCTCATCTGTGTAAGGCACATCATCGCCCTCTTCATCAGTAACGCCTTCCCAACCCTTGACAATAGAAAGCACAAGAGTCATTTCATCTTGATCAGCCAACTCGTTAAAACGAGAACGGCCAATCTTTACGAACTCGATTGTAAAAGACTCTTTGCGGAACTTGCCACCGTCAACAGGGATGCTGACGGTCACAGGCCATTTGTGCGTTGAGTCTTTCTTTTTGAGAACGAAAGGCATACAAATCAGGTAAAGGCTAATGACAGCTCATCGTTGCCAGACGAGCTAGGCACAAGTGTAGTTGGAAGATTCAACATCACAATGCCTTGATCTTCAGAATAAGAGGGGTTGCCAAGTGACAAACCGCTAGTTGGTGAAGTCAGCGTGATGATGTTGCCCGCAGTGTCACCGTGTTGAATACTGAGGTTGCCTGATGTCCCTGCAACGGACAGTGCAAAGAAGTCCTTAGTAGAAAGAGTAGGGGCCTCAATCACAAAGTTTGCAGTCGCTGTACGGTCAGTAATTTGCACTTCTTTAGTGGAATTGACCAGTTCCCGATAGATCACTTCATTGCCAAGGTCAATCTCTGCAGACTGCAAGGCCAGGTTGGTGGCTGAGTACAACGTAAATCCAACCGTGTTGGTGTCGTTGAAGATCTCAGGATCAGCCTGATTGCTGAACGTCAGAGTTGGCGAGGCAGTGTCAGTCGGTGCGTTGTATTGACCAGTAAGAGTGAAGTTAAAAACAGGAATCTGATTCGCGTTCAGGCTGATTGAATAGGTCCCTCGGCAGCCAGTAACGATGTGACGAAGCCCGTCAGTGTCGTAGTGGATCGTGCAAGACTCGAACCCAGTTGAACGCGGGACATAAGTCACAGAGGTCGATGCAACTGTTGTGGGGTTCATCCCACAAGCTCGCAAGATTGGGTCATATTTAGGAGCAGTGCCAGCCGCACCGCTACCTGAATATTCAACCTCAAACGAAACAATTACACGAGTGTTCGCGATCAGCTGCGGGCTGTTGCCCAGGTAGCTGCGAATCAAATCACGCGAAAGCACCTCAGATTCAGCGGGCTGAATTTCAAGATTTCGCAGCTGAATTGCGTCAGCACTGCCAGTAGGAGTTGGATCGGTTCCGTAGCTTGATTCAATCTTTGCAAGCGCGCTCCTCACGCGGGCTAGCTTTGCCATCGTTCAGAGCCTCAAACTAAATAGGTTTCTTGTTACAGCTTAAGTCAAGCTACGGCGGGAACATGATTAAGCTGCCGTCAAATTCTCGCGGTCTGTGCGGTATTTCACCAGATAGTCCATTGCGACAACACCTAACGGCACGTCGGCATCAAAAAAACTGAAATTTGTCGTATCAGCATCAATGTCTAAGGCGTAACCATTCACAGTGGGATCGGCCATGATTTTGCTGTGAACCTCTTCAACAAAAGCATCAGCGGTATTGCCTGGCGCGTCGTTGCGAACAAAAACTGAGCATCTGACACGCAGACTCCACATTGTTTTGACGTATGAATCTTCAGACGGATCATCAGAAACAGGCTCAAGCACAATGGCAGGAACTTCCCCACGCGCTAAAGGTGTTGTTTTGACGCGGTAAATAGTGGCCCCACTAATCGCGTCAAGATTTGTTTTGATGCGAGCCAGGATGTTTTCTCGACGCGTCGTCATGTCTTCTGCAGCGAAATTTCACAAAGTAACCCGTCGTCAATTAAGCGTGTCTCACGCACTGTATAGGCAACAGAATCGACGGTGATGCTGGTGCCTGCTGTAAGGGTGCCAAAATCAGAAGCCTTAGCGGTGATTTGGTAATCAGTGCTTAAAACCATGTCACCAGCCAAAACTTGACTGGGCTGATCCAACAGAACCTTGGCGGTTGTAGCGCCTGACGTTGCAGACACACCAAAAGGATCATCAAGGAAGACCCCTAGATCGTCTGATAAAAAATCAGCTAGCGCCATCAGCCTTAGGTTTCCGAGTGCGTTTTGCTTTGGGCTTAGGTTCTGCAGTCGTTTCGTCAGCTTTAATTGCTTTACCCATGCGGATTAGCAATTCACCGTCTGCGTTGCTTAAGTCATAGCTTTGACCAGCCTCAAGGGCTTGGCCGCTAGCCATGACTGCTTTGGTGCAAATGACTTTCATAAAAAAAGGGGGGCCGTTGCCGGCCCCTGTGATCATTAAGCGGTGGTGATATCTTCGATCGATGCAAATGCCGATGCTTGGCGAACTGCAACGTCGAATGAAATAATCCCGCGAACTGAAGTGAGGGCTTTCGAGAAGTCGTCACTATCAGTGCCAATTGTGATTTCCAGGCCGTTGCCGTAGAAACCAATCATGGCCTGGCTGAAGTCGCCAGCAACCAAGGCAGAACAAACGCTGGAGCTTGTGCCCTTCGTCAAGTTAGAAGGAACAGCGTTGGTCATTGCCAAGGGATAACCGTTAAGGGTCAAAGGCGTTGGGCCACGACCAATAGCGGAAAGATCCGAGTTGTAGAGGAAAGCACCATCACCAGCAGCTGAACCACCAGCGCGAAGCTTTTTCAACCCGCCAATCACCTTTCCGTTGGTGATGTAAGCCATGTTTGGACCAAAGGCGTTGTCTTCGGTGATGGCAGTTTCCAGATCAACCACTTTCTCAAGGGTCAATGCACCACCGTTAGTGCCCATCGCAACGGATCCAATGCCGGAAGTGTTGCGGATGCCTGTTGGCTGGCCAGAGGAGCCAGAACCGTTAAGCACTGCAGCATCAACAGCGTTGTTGATTCCGTCAGTCAAATCACGACGTACAAGCTCTTCAATGCCAGGTGTGCCCTGAAGCAAGGTCTGACGGCTGTACTTAGAAAGAGCCGCAAGGTTCTTGGGGCTCATCGTGATCTGGTCGAAAGTAGATTCCGACTGGGTGATCGCGGTTGTCTCAGAAGACAAGTAGTAGGTGCTGGAAACACCAGAGCGGCGAGGGATTGCAACATCACCAACCAAGCCGGTCAGGGTGCGAACGCCTAGGCCAACCACGGGGGAAGAGTTCCGCAGGGCTTCGATGAAGTCATCAGCCAGCAGATCGGTTGCAACAAGGTTGCCGCCGGTCGTTGCGCCAGAAGTGACGTAAGTAGCGCGTTGTGACAGGGCAGAGAAAGGAACAAAGAAGCTCCGCTCACTCGTGGCAGCAATGCCAGAGCTGCGCTGAACTTCTTGGCTCAGCTCACGGCAAAGGCCAGCGCC